ATGGAGGGCCGCACCGGCGAATCAATCAATGCTCGAGATCGACACCGCCATGAGCCCGGAGGCCGGCCGCGGCTACACGCCGTCGATGCTGCACTTGTCCGAGGTCGCCAGGTGGACCGGCCAGCTCGCCACGCGCAAGATGCTGGCCCAGCTCAACGCCGTGCCGTATGAGCCGGAGACGATCATCGTGCTCGAGAGCACCGCCAACGGCTTGAATCACTTTCACCGCCGTTGGATCAACGCTCGCGACGGCGCCAACGACCCCGACACCGGCGAGACGTACGCGCCGCTGTTCGTGCCGTGGTGGCGCGATCCCGCCTGCTCGCTGCGCTTCGACAATGCCGACGCGCGCAAGCGCTTCCTCGAGACGATCGGAGACGAGCGCAAGCTAGGCGAGCTCGTGGCCGACGAGCCCGCGCTGCAGGAGCTCTACGACTTGCAGCCGGAGCAGCTCTATTGGCGACGCATGATGATCCGCACGCAGCACGAGAACAACGTCTCGCTGTTCCGCCAGGAGAACCCCGCGAGCGATGACGAGGCTTTCATCGGCTCGGGTCGAACGGTCTTTAGTGGCGTCCTGATCACGCGCGCCATACAGGCCGCGGAAGATTCACCGGCGCCCGTGCGCGGCACGCTGCGCCCGGATAGTTGGGAGGACAGGCGCAGCCGTGCCGGCACGATCAAGGTTCCCACGTCCGTCGTATGGGTGGCGGAGACTGATATGCGCGCCGGCGAGCACGTGCTGCAGGTGTGGGAGCACCCCCGACCGGCTGGCGAGCCGCCAACACTCCCCACCGGCCCTACCGTTCCCACCGCTGCCTCGCCGGCGCATCTGCTCGAGGCCCAAGCCCGCCGACAGGCCGAAGAGGATCAATTGCTCGCGCAACAGCCGGCCGGCGCCGGCGCCTACGTGCTCGGCGTGGACGTCGCCCAAGGCGAGGCCAACACGTTCAACGCCGGCGACTTCTCCGTGGTCAAGGTGTTCGACCACCATTCCCACGACGAGGTTGCGCTGCACGAGAGCCGCATGGACATACACGAGCTCCCGCTGTGGTGCCTGCTGATCGCGCTCTACTACAACACGGGGCTGCTGGCGATCGAGGCCAACGGGCCGGGCATCGCGGTCGTGGACCCGCTGACCAAGGACTACCGTTACCGCAAGCTGTACCGCCGCAAGCGCATCGACCGGATCCGCAACGTCGAAGAGGATAAGCCGGGATGGGAGACGAACGGCGTCACGAAGCCGGCGATGGAGAGCACGTTTGGGGCGGCGCTGCAGGACGGCACGCACGGCACGCACGACTTGGGCACCGCGCGCCAGCTAACCACCTACGTCATTGACGAACGCGGCCGCCACGGCGCGCTCGAAGGCGAGTACGACGATCGGCTGATGGCGGCGATGATCGCGCATCAGGTAATGGAGCTCGTGCGCCCGCCGCGGCGCGGTCCCAAGCGCAAGCCGCGCACGCCGACCGATCCTCTGACCGGCTACTAGCACGTTGTCGCTGGGCTGCGAGCGACAACGCAGCGGCGCTCCGGGCTGATCGTGCGGCGCGGTCCCAGGCGCAAGGTGCGCGAGCCGACCGATCCGCTGACCGGTTACTGAGAGCCTATTCCTGCTAGGGACCATGCGGCTACTGAATCGGAGTCTGCCGCAGACCCGTAAAGTGTCGGTCTGCGAGCCGGAATAGGCCAGCTCGCAGACCAAGGGAGGCATGATGCCGAAGGTATCGGTCACGCAGGAGCACATCGACCGCGCGAAGCCCAAGGACTCCGGGCATTGCATGATCGCGCTGGCGATCGCGGAGCAGATCCCGAACGCCCGGCGAGTATGGGTCGATCTACAGACGATCCGCTACACGCTGCCGCAGAAGGAAGTCCGCTACACGTACTTCACGCCGCGGATCGCGCAGCTCATGTTGCTCGCGTTCGATCATGGCGGCGAGGTCGTGTTGGGCAACGAAAGAATCCCGCTGCAGCCGTTCGCTTGCGGGCTTGGCCGTGTTGTCGTGGAACACGAAGCTCGCGACACCGGCGAGCGCAAGGATCGCAAGCGCAAGATCGTGCACAAGAAGAGCAAGCAGCACTCGCCCACGCAAAGGGGCGGCAAGCCGCTGCCGCGAGGCGCTGTCGGAGCCGTTGCGCGCCGGAGCTCGCCGCATCCTCACGCGCTCATGGTCGGTCGCCGGCGCGAGTATGGGCTCAAAGCGATGGGCAGGCCGCCGGAGCTCGTCGGTCAGGAGCTCGAGGGCTGATGGGCGACCCGCAGCTTACGCGCTGCAAGGTCTGCGGCCGCGAGCTCACGGCGCGAGGGCTGACCGTGCATCTGCAGCAAGCCCATGCGATGACGCGCGAGTATCACGATCTCTTCTACCCGGAGCCGGCTAAGCCGGAGCCTTGCCCGTACGAGCGGGAAGAGATCGCGGACTGAATCAGTCAGGCCGCACCGCCGGGGCGCTCTCTATGCTCCCCGGCGGTGCCCACGACTCCGACTCCGAATCTCGGCCACGTCGTCCTGTACCGCTCGAGGACCGGCGACTACGACGTGCCGGCCATCATCGCCGCCACGCAAGCGTCGCTGCATATCCCCAACGTGCAGGCCGGCTACGTGCCGCCGCTGAGCTCCGCGCGCCACGTGCACCTTGTCTGTCTGACGCCGGGCACGCCGGGCAAGCGCGGCGAAGCCAGCGACTTCCGCGTTGTCTCCAAGTATCCGATCTCCGAGAACCTCGCCGGCACCTATCAGGAGTGGGACATACCGGAGCACGTAGGCGACGGCGAGCCGGAGCCCGGAAGCTGGCGGTGGCCGCCCACGGCGTAGAGCTCGCGCAGCGCCGCTCCGGGCTGATCGTGCCGCCGGAGTACGCCGACCGCCGGCCGGCCTTTCGCTGCAACATTTGCGGATCTTCCTTCCCCAATGAGCAGCGGGGCGTGTGGGAGCGGCATGTTGGACAATGCGCCCGCGCCCACGAGGCGGAGATACAGGCCATGCGCCCGTCGCAGCGCAACAAGGGCGGCCCGTTCGATCCGGAGAGCTGGGATCCGGAGGTAGAGGCGCACATGCGCGAGGTCGGGCGCACGATGCTGCGCGAGGGACGCCTCGAGGTACTGCCGCACGAGCGCGCCGGCGTCTGAGCTAGGCTGCCGGCGCCCTGACAACCACAAGTCTGTTCGGGCGACAGCAGGCGCCCGGCGTCGTTTCCTCCGGCGCCGGCGCCGCTAACGTCTCCCGCGCGCGCGAAGATGCGAGCGTGAACGACGAAAGGGGAGCGCGTGTCCATCCGTAGCTGGCAGGCCCAGCCATCGCATCAGCTCGAGCTCGAGGGCAAAGTCTGGCCCGTCGTCACGCAGGAGGATTTGATCAAGGCGCTGCTTGACGGCGCGATCCTGCTCGACCGCGCCGGCGGCTGCCTGACGGTCGTGCTGCAGCGCAAGGCGACGCCGATGCCTAACGAAATGGTGACGGTCGCCGCCGTCGTGCAATGGGCCGACCGCACCAACGCGAAGGCGCAGCCGGAGTCGCAGGGGCTCGAGGTCGTCATTCCAGACGAAACGATCCCGCCGCAGGAGCCGCTCGAGGTACTCGACCCGGACGAGGCGGCGAAGCTGGCGGTCGCGATGGCGGCCGAGGCGGAAGCCGCCGAGAACGGCGCAGAGCAGCCGGACGTGGACGAAACCGACGTGCCGGAGCATCTGCGTGGCTGAAATCCGCCAAGCCGTCGCCGGCCCGGGGATCCCGGAGCAGGAGCGCGACGTCGTGACCGAGACGATGGAGAAGGTCACGATGTTTGGCGACTCCGTGGGGCGCGACTTCCGCGAACGCTGCCAGCGCTTCTACCGGCAGTATCGGGGCTTCCGCCAATTCCGCGACGCGTGGACGAAGGCCGGCCCGAACGACCGCGACGAAATCTTGCACGAGGCTAAGCGCTCGTGGGGCGCGCATCTGCATATCCCGCTGTCGTTCCGCACCATCGAGTCGATCGTGCCGAAGGCGATCGCCAACGCGCCGAAGATGCTCGTCATGCCGAGGGATGAACAATGGCGGAAGAACCTCGAAGCCATCCGGCTTCTGATCGACCGCCAGCAGGATCAGATCAACATTGATCTCCCGTTTCAGGCGGTCATGCGCTCCGGGCGCATCTACGGGCTGGGCATCGGTAAGAGCTATTGGCGCAGGGAGGTCCGCAACCGCCGGCGCGTGCAGCGGCGCATGTTCCGGCCCGGCTATCAGGTCGGGAAACTTCAAGCGGAGGTCACGTTCGATGACCCCGTATTCGAGGACGTCGATCCGTTCGATTGGATGTGGGATCCGTATGGGAGCTCGCTCGACACGGCAGAGTGGACGTGTCACCGCGTTTGGATGAGCACGCAGGCCGTAATGGACCGGCTCAACGAACGCGTCTGGAACACCGAAAGCGCGCAGCAGCTCGACGCCGAGGGCGTCCGCACGCTCGGCGGTGCCGGCCAGCTCTATGACGAAATCTGGACCGACCGACTCGAAGTCTCGGGCTTTCGCTCGTGGACGAAGCTGGGGCGCGGCGAACAGCCGCACGAGCTGCTCGAGTGGCACGACGGCGAACGCGTGCTCACGATCCTCGACCGGCAGTTACTCGTGCAGGAAGCCGAGAACCCGTGTTGCGGCTACATGCCGTTCCAGATCTACCGCCCGACGCCGATCAACAAGCAGATGGTCGGCATTGGCGATCTCGAGCCGCTCGAGCACCTAAACCGCGAGCTCGACACGCTGCGCTCGCAGCGCCGCGACGCGGCCACGCTCGCGCTCTGCGCCAGCTACGTCTTTGACGATCAGATGATTGACGAAGAGGATCTCGTCTTTGGCCCGGGCACGGCGATGCGCTCCAACGGCGACCCGTCGCGGGCGCTGTTCCCGATCCCGCGCCAGGAAGTCCCGGGCTCCGGATACCAAGAGGAGTCTGTTATCCGCCAAGACATTGAAGCCGTCTCGGGGATCGCGGACGCGCTCGACCCGCGCACCGGGCAGAACACGACAACGGCGACGGAGGCGCAGCTCGTGCAGGCGTCGCTCGGCGCCCGAATCACGCTGTCCTCGCGCCGCTTCGAGCTCGAAGTTGTGCAGGAAGCCGCGCGCTGTTTCCTGCTGCTCGACCAGCGCATGATCACGGAAAACCGCCCCGCGCTCCAAGTCCCGGAGGAAGGCGTCACCGAAGATGAGGCGTGGGAGACGGGCGCGTGGAAGCAGTACCCGATCGGTCCGGGCGAGCTCATGGGCGAATACGAGATCAAGACCGAAGGCGGCTCGATGGCCGCCAAAAACATCCCGCAGGACCGCGCCGACGCGCAATTGCTGATGAACCTCTTTGGGCACTCGTGGTACGTGAACCCGACGAAGCCGCTCGAACGCGCGCTCGAACTCTGCGGGATCAAGCACCCGAAGGGCTGGCTCAAGGCGCAGGAACCGCCGATCCCGGCGATGGCGCTGTCGTTTCTCAAGCTGGCCGGCGTGGACCCGAACCTGATCGAGCAGGCCGTGATCAAGGCGCGCACGGTGTCCTCGCCCCAGGAAGGCCCAAGCCCGGATATGGTGACGGCGATGATGGGCGGAGCTCCCGCCGCGCCGGGCTTGGGCACCGCCTCGCCTAACGGCGGCGTCGCGCCGGCGCCGGGGATGCGATGAGCTACCAGCCGCAGGAACCTCCGGAAACGACGCCGATCGGGGATCCGACCGGCACTCAGCCGCAGGCGGCGATTCCCAC